GCATCAATGAAATGGCAGATGGTTCGTCTTTACGAATACCTCCAAAATCTTCCACTCACAACAATCGTGGTTGACCATATTGAAGCTGATGATGTTATCGCTTATTTGGCATCCTACTTCAAGGAAAAGGTTTACATCCTATCCAATGACCGAGATTTTCTCCAATTGGTTTCAGAGAATGTAAATGTTTATGTTCCCACAAAGAAAAAAATGTATAAGCCAGATAACTTACTTGAGGATTACGGAGTATCGTGTGAAAACTTCACCATCTACAAAGCTCTACTTGGTGATAACTCCGATTCCATTCCAGGAATCCGTGGTATGGGAGACAAGACAATTCAAAAACACTTTCCACAATTAGCAGAACCAAGAAGAATTCCTTTGGAAGAGTTCATAGAAAGTTGTAAATTGTATGATGGTAAAGCCAAAGTTATGACAGAACTAAAACAAAACATTCCTAACCTAGAAAGAAATTATCAGTTGATGCAATTGTTAGACGTTGATATTCCATCTTCAACAAAGTCAAACATACGCCATATGGTTGATGGAGAGATTGGTGGTCTAAATAAGATTCAACTTGAAACAATGTGTCTTCAAGATAAACTTCGTGGTGTAATAACGAATTGGGATGAGTGGCTCGTCAATAACTTCAATTCACTGGATGGATTTAGACAAAAGATTCGGGAGTGATATTTATATGTATGATAAAACTGAAAGACATATTATTGGAATTAGATACAGACCCCAAAAAAGTGTTTGGTGATATTGTATTTGGTGATAAAAAACATAATAAGTTTTATAACAAAATTGTTAATTTGCAGGGTAAAACTGGTTCTGAACAAAATACAAAAGATGAGGAGATAATACTCAAAATTCTTTTGAAATGGGTTGGTTCTAATAATAAAAAGGTTGTAAATAATCTATATTCTTATGAGGATTTATTCAAAAACGCTGCTAAAGTATTTCCTTCCATTTTCAAACCAACAACACCAGATGGCACAACAATATACCGCGGAATTCGAGTTGTAAACGAAAAAACAATTTTGAAATTGAAAAAAACTTCACCAAAAGATTGGAAAAAAATAAAATTTGGCTCAATCCAATATGTAAAATGTATGAAACCAATACAATACACACCTCATTTGGAAATTCAGAGCTGGACTACATCTAAAACAGTTGCTCACGAATTTGGTAGTAAATTATCAAGTAAGGATGGTGTTTGGGGGTACAATGGGGGTATTCTAATATCTAAACAAAATGACGAATACCTTTTTAACCAAAAGGTAATGAATTTACTTTTCGGTGAATCAAAAGAAGATGAAATACTACATTTTGGAAATAAATATTCAGAAGAAGTTTTCATCGCAATACCGGAAACATCATATAACGGTCTTGTATCTAAATAATAGCCGTGGAATTCATTTGATTCGTAGTTTGTTTCTCGACTCCTACACAATCGCTCCGAATCCACGGCTTTTGTTTTTCAATTTGATATTTATTAGTAGAGAAACAACTACATATCAAATGAATAGGAGAACGTTATGGTCATCTATAAGACCACCAATTTGGTGAATGGTAAACAATACATTGGTAAAGATACAAAAAATAATTCAAGGTATCTTGGCTCTGGTTCCATTTTGAAAAAAGCAATCCAAAAGTATGGAAGAGAAAATTTCAAGAAAGAAATAATTGAGACGTGTGAATCGGAAGAACATCTATCAATTCGTGAAGAATATTGGCTGAATTATTATGATGCTGGTAATAATCCTTTGTTTTACAATACCCATAATCATAGCTACGGAAGTGCAAAGGGTGAATCACGCAAATGCCGTGGAGAACGTCATTACCTATACGGTAAAAATATACCATCAGAAACTAGAAAGAAAATGAGTGAATCTCGTAGTGGAGAACGTAATCCTATGTATGGAATACGTGGCGAAAAAAATCCAAATTATGGTAGAAAAATATCTGACTATAATAGGAAGAAACTATCGGAATCCAAATTGAATGATAAAAATCCAAATTTCAAAGGTTTTGTTTTATGTGTATATGGTGATTATGTTGGTGAACTCAAAACTCCAAAAGAATGGTCAAATCTTTTTGGGATGTCAAATAGTTCTTTTTATAAGCATATAAATTGTAATATATCGAAAAACGGAATAAAGGGAAACTTTTTCGAACGGCGATTATGAACCTATAATTTTTCTTGTAAATCTCATAAAAATTTCGTATATTAGAACTCACTAAATAATAACGGGATGGTTATGATGATTCGGAAGTATAAACAACTTCTAAACGAAGTAGAACAAGAACATAAAGATTCAGAGAACCTCCATAGGGATAGTAGGGTTCTTATAGTTGATTCAACCAACACATTCATCAGATGTTTCAGCGCAATCCCCACACTCTCGGAAGATGGAGAACACATCGGAGGATTGGTAGGTACTTTGAAATCACTCGGTGCTGCAATTCGTATGATTCGTCCAACACGAGTTATAATGGTGTTTGATGGAAAAGGTGGGTCTCATCGTAGACGTAAGATTTACAATAACTACAAGGAAAGACGCGCAATCAAATCACGACTAAATCGTGCCGTAGGGTTTGAAGATATAACTGATGAACAAGCTTCAATGAAATTCCAAATGGTTCGTCTTTATGAATACCTACAAAATCTCCCAGTTACAACAATAGTCATTGATAATATTGAAGCCGACGATACCATCGCTTATTTGGCATCCTACTTCAAGGAAAAAGTTTACATCCTATCCAATGACCGAGATTTTCTCCAATTGGTTTCAGAGAGGGTAAACGTTTATGTGCCCACAAAGAAAAAAATGTATAAGCCAGATAACTTACTTGAGGATTACGGGGTATCATGTGAAAACTTCACCATCTACAAAGCTCTACTTGGTGATAACTCCGACTCCATTCCAGGAATTCGTGGTATGGGAGACAAGACAATTCAAAAACACTTTCCACAATTAGCAGAACCAAGAAGAATTCCTTTGGAAGAGTTCATAGAAAGTTGTAAATTGTATGATGGTAAAGCCAAAGTCATGACAGAACTAAAACAAAACATTCCTAACCTAGAAAGAAATTATCAGTTGATGCAATTGTTAGACGTTGATATTCCATCTTCAACAAAGTCAAACATACGTGGTATGGTTGACGGAGAGATTGGTGGTCTAAATAAGATTCAACTTGAAACAATGTGTCTTCAAGATAAACTTCGTGGTGTAATGAATGGTTGGGATGATTGGTTATCTACAAACTTCAAATCGTTGGATTCGTATAGAACTAAAACTATGGAATAGTTATTTTGTTCTTCGCCCATATTTATATCATATAAACGAAAGTATTTTTTGGAGAGGGAGATGATAAAAATGAAAGATTTAATACAAGAAGGTAGAACTATTCAAGAAACATTCAAGAAGATAGTATCAGAAAGTAATTATCAGAATAATGGTCAACCAATAAATAGTAAAGAATGGATTGTATTCGAACCCAATATTGGTGATTACTTTATCTCGGATATGGGTGGTAAACATTATGTTGAAATCTTTATTGTAATATCGTATGAAAAATCAACTAGATTTTCAAAACCAGATTATCTATGTAAAACATATAGATATGTAGGAAAACCAGACGGGACTACCTTGAAATACAATGAAGATAGAACACTATGGTTATCAGACCTGTGTTCATTTGGACTTACACATTTAGATAAAAAATTAACAAAGCCAGCTGGCACTCTTGAACCTGCCATACTTTCGATTGTGAAAATAAAGGGAAATGTAAAACTATCAGATATGTCAAGATGAAAACAAAAGGGGAACTTCGGTTCCCTTTTTCATTTGGAAATCTCCCGAAAATTTCGTATATTGTATAATAATTGATGGCCGTGGAATTCATTTGATTCGTAGTTTGTTTCTCGACTCCTACACAATCGCTCCGAATCCACGGCTTTTCTTTTTCAATTTGATATTTATTAGTAGAGAAACAACTACATATCAAATGAATAGGAGAACGTTATGGTCATTTATAAGACCACCAATTTGGTGAATGGCAAACAATATATTGGTAGAGATGGTCGCAACAACCCAAATTATCTTGGTTCTGGTATTTTGTTGCAAAGGGCAATCAAAAAATACGGAAAAGAAAACTTCAAAAAAGAAATACTTGAAGAGTGTAATTCCGATGAAATCTTATCAAAACGCGAAGAATACTGGTTGAACTATTACGATGCTGGCAATAATCCTAACTTTTATAATATGCACAATTATAGTCATGGTGGCGCAAGTCCTTCGATCCAAACTAGACAAAAAACAAGTATGTCTTTGTTGGGACGGAAAATATCGGATGAACACCGAAAGAAAATAAGTGCAGGTAGAATTGGAATAGTTTTTTCCGAAGATACTAGAAAAAAAATGAGTTTATCTCACTTTGGAAAAGTTGCATCAGAAGAAACAAAAATAAAAATGAGCAAATCACGTATGGGTGAATTGAATCATTGGTATGGAAAAAAACTTTCGGAAGACCATAGAAAAAAATTGAGCGAATCACACATGGGAAACGTTTCCAATTTCAAAGGATATGTAATTTGTGTTTGTGGTCAATACAAGGGACAACGTAAAACATCAAAAGAATGGTCTGAAATTATTGGTGTGAGTTTGTCTATCGTATCACGTCATCTTTCTGGAAAAAGATGTAAAAATGGAATCAAAGGAAACTTATTGAAATGGGAACACGAAATTTGATTTGGTAAATTCAACACACTTTCGTATATTGTAGTCATAACTAAATGAACACATAACTTTCGGCATCTATGACTGATACACTCGCAGAATACGGACACACGTTTCAAACAAAAGTAATCGCATCTCTTATTTCAGATAGGACGTTCCTACAACAAACATCTGACTTGTTGGAACCAGCATACTTTGAATCACAGGCGAATAACTGGCTTGCGGATAAGATTCTGAAATATCACAATGACTATAAAAATTCACCCACACCTGAAGTTTTCAAATCACTTCTTGTTCCCGTTGAAGATAAACTTTTACGAACTACCATTGTAGATACTCTAAAAGAGGCATTCCGTTTACAGAACTCGCCTGACTTGGAATACGTGAAGAACGAGACAATTGAGTTCTGTAAGAACCAAAAAATGAAAGTCGCAATTTTGACTTCGGTAGACCTTTTGAAAGCCGGACGATTTGACCAAATCAAAAAAACCGTAGATTCTGCACTCAAAGCTGGTGCTGATAAGGATGTTGGACACGAATACAAAGACCAAATAGAAGAACGATATTCAGAAGGTGCCCGTAGTTGTGTTGCAACAAATTGGGACGTTATCAACGATATTATGTCAGGTGGTCTTGCTGGTGGTGAGTTAGGTGTTGTAGTTGCTCCTGCCGGTGGTGGAAAGAGTTGGGGTCTTATCAACGTTGCTGCTAATGCGGTTAAACAAGGTAAGACGGTTATTTACTACACACTTGAATTGAATGCCTTCTACGTTGGTAGACGTATTGATGCTTACTTCACAAAGATTCCATTCCAAAATCTCCAAGAAGAACATTCCCGTGAGAGAATCAAAGAAGTGATGGAAGGTTTGGAAGGTAATCTCATCATCAAGTATTACCCAACGAGAACTGCCTCAATCACGACTATTACATCACATATTGAGAAGTGTATTTCTCAGGGTAAAAAACCAGACATGATTGTCCTTGATTATGCTGACTTGATTCGTCCATCAAAAGCTGGTGATAAGAGATTAGAACTGAATGACATCTACGAAGACCTTCGTGGTGTTGCTGGTGAGTATGATATTCCAATTTGGACTGCATCACAAGCCAATCGTTCTGCCACAGAAGAAGATGTGA